TACAGGCGACCCATATACCGTTGGCATATCTTGCTCCGCCAGAGAAAGATATGTCTGTTACATTGGATTGTGTCCACGTCTTGCCGTCCTCTGACCAATACAAACCTTTTCTATCATTACTACAGGCGACCCATATACCGTTGGCATATCTTGCTCCGCCAGAGAAAGATATGTCTGTTATATTGGATTGCGTCCACGTCTTGCCGTCCTCTGACCAATACAAACCTTTGTATTGAATACCACCACAAGCGACCCATATACCGTTGGCATATCTTGCTCCGCCAGAGGGAGTTATAACGATTGTATTTACCCTTCTCCATATCTTACCGTCGGTTGAATAATATAAATCATTGTAACTACTAGAATTATAACTACTACAGGCGATCCACAAGTCGTTGCCGTATCTTGCTCCGCCATAGAAAGGGCAGTCTGTTATATTTGACTGTGTCCACGTCTTGCCGTCCTCTGACCAATACAAACCTTTTCTATCACCACTACAGGCGACCCATATACCGTTGGCATATCTTGCTCCGCCATAGAAAGATATGTCTGTTACATTGGATTGTGTCCACGTCTTGCCGTCCTCTGACCAATACAAACCTTTGCTATCACCATTACAGGCGACCCATATACCGTTGGCATATCTTGCTCCGCCAGAGAAAGATATGTCTGTTACATTGGATTGTGTCCACCAACATCCTACCTTTGCAAATATCGTTGTAGGAGTTTTGTTTTGTACACCCATTGCATTTTTACCGTTGAAAACAACGTTCTTTGTTTTTGTACCGTTTACAATTATGCTCATATTTCACCGCCTAGTCTGTAGTAATTGTCAAGGTTGCCGTACTTTCATCAAAAGAAAATGCCATCAAGCCTTTGCAACTGTAATAATCTGCGCTTGTGCCTGTTGCAGTTGTAGACGATGTACAGTCAATACAATTACACTGGTTAAAAATACCCTCGATATTGCCGGAACTGTTGCCTGTTCCCTTGCAGTTTATACAGGTCATTCCCCTGTAGAAAACTCCGTCAATTTCACCGTCGCTGTATGTAGAATTTTCAACGCTTACGTTCAAGCCGATAACAACTGCTCCGTAGTCAGCTGTTGCGCCAATTCCCCTGTCGTAAGCAGAAATGTTAATCTGGTTTCCGTCCTCACCAAAAATAAACTTTGTTCCTGCACTTACAAGATTTATCATCTTGCCGGACAATGAATAAGTGCCGGATTTTACAAGAACATTTTTCATACTTTTATCTGTACAATTTGCCCATTCAAGCAGTGTTTCGTCGCTGTCTACAACGTGGTCAAACTGCAACGTCTTTTTTAATGAAGCAGAAATGTCTATATTGCCGATTTTTTCATCAACGCTTGCTGCAAGGCTATCAATATTTTCCTGCAATGCAATATCAGCATTGTTCCTTGTGCTCGCTTCTTCATTGATAGCGTTATACACGTCTGTCATTTGACCGGAAATATCAATATTCGCAATCTTATTCTCCAGTGCTTCGTGATCCGCCGTATTCTGCGCAACCAATGCGTCAAACTCTTCTTTTGTCGCATATATTTCCGGGTTGTACTCTAATACAAGATTTGCTGCATTGCCTGTTGCTACATTCACGACAACTTTATGCTCCTGTCCTACAAGAGCGGCTTGATTTATAGGGTCTGGATTCTCGGTTGCAATAAAATAAGCAACTAAAACCTCTGCTTCATCACCTATTTTTCCAAAAACACCAAGTTCCTTTGCAACAAAATCTTCTGTCAAAGAAGAACTGATAATCTTACCTGTTAAGGTAGCACATTGATTCTTGACGGTAATTCTGTACATTCCAATATCTGCTTTTTTGCTTACAAGAGCAGTCATTTCGGCAAGAACAGCCTTGTTTTCTTCGTCTGTTTTTGAACTGCTAAAATCAGCCGGAATACCGTTTCCGTACTCCATACGAGTAAAAACAAACCTTTCCCCATTGGTAGCCCTTGCTATCAATGCCGCACCGTTTTTCGTTAAACTTGCATAATTAAACATTATTGCCTCCTATTCTGCAACAGATGTACTAACATCTACTTTTATAGCACAGGCTTTTAAGCCTGTATAATTATTTACAGAAACATTTACGCTCGGCAAATAAAAACTTGCCATTGTTTCAGAAATACCATTTGATAATGCTATTGCCCTCACTCCCACAAACAAATTAACATCAACGCTTGTAACTGTAAATACAGATGATAACTTCTGCGACTTACGCTTTACTACTTCAAGAATTCGATAGAGTCTGTTTTTGTTCTCCTGCGTAAAAGAAGCAAAGTCTTTTACTTGAACGGCAAACTCTCCGTTATTATAGTTCTCTTTATTGCTGAACCACTCTATCAGTTCCGCAGAGCCGTATATATCTTCCAGTACGGTTTCTATGGCTTTCGGCGTTCCCAGCGTTGACCAAACGTCTATGAAGTGTTCAAGGTTACTTACCTTTACTGCCTTTGTATCGGAAGTTTTATACCACGGAATGTAGAAGTCCTGTGCGAACAGATCAAGTTCTTCTTCCGTCATTTCTGCGAACTTACCCCAGCGGCTCATTACGTCAATTTTTGACGCAATTTTTCTGTAAAACTTGTTCTGTGCCGCCGCTATTGCTATTGCGTCCGGGTCGTCCTGCATTAAGTCCGGCAGGAACTTCAAGAAATCAATTTCAGAAATCCGCATATTCCACCGCCTTAATAATCCGCTACAATCTCGTGCGAAACGGTAAGGTTTCCGCTGAACCGTGCTACCTGTCGACCTGTAAGGTCAAGGTGTTCCGGCTTTACAAGTTCAACACGCACCGCACCTGCAAGCGTTTTTTCGCTCGTCCAGTTCGGGTGTACGCACAAAGCTTCAAGTTTATCCGGGTTTATGTGCTTTCCGATTGCGCCGTCCTGCCATTCAAGGTACTTCTGGAGCGCACCGCCTGCGCCCTCTACCGTTTCAACGCACTGCAATTCTTCTTCCGCTGTGGTGTAGTATTTCAGTTCTATGTCGTAGGTTACAAGTTCCGGCGAATATGCGGAAACTTCATCACCCTGCGGACGGTGGTCTTTTGTCTTGCACTTGTCAAGAACAGCGTCAAGGACGGACTGCGCAGGAAGAACTCCGGCGGAATACTTGCCGTTTGCGATTGCCGGACATTCTATGTCGCCGGAACACAGGATTATAAGGTCTATGATGTTCGGGTCTTTGTCCGCAAGTACACGCACGTCGCAAATCGTACTGTTTGCAGATTTTGCCCAGTATGTATACGTGATTTCTGCTCCGGCGGTTGATACTGTTGCATACGCAAGTTTTATGCGTTCCCTGTACAGTTCGTCGCCCTCGCCGTTATCACCGTCCGGGTGCTTGTCCGGGTCATAAGGGTACGGTTCTCCGCCATCCGCACCGCTCGGAATGTCAAGGTTTGAAACTCCGGCGGCTGGCGTTACGTCTACAATGGTATTGATTTTTCCCACTGCGTATTTCTGCGAGTCAGTTCCGCCTACGGTACATTCTGCTTCAACATCGGCGGTCGTCTGCCCTGCCGGAATGGTGCAGCTTTCTTTTGTAACAAAGAAAATCTTTTTGTCTGCTGTAACTCGTGTTCCTTTAGGAACGGTTGAGTCAACCATTACGGCAGACGCAAGCGAGAACCGCAGTAATACGGTGGACTTGCCCGGCTCTTTGCGTGAACAGTTACGCATTGCGCCGATTTCGTCAAGTGCTTCTGCCGTTGCGTGGTCGATAAGCGTATTAAGGAACGCACGGTTTATTTTTGCGGCAAAAAGCATATTACAGTAGGACATTGCCTGTAGAATCATATACCGCTCGTCGCCCGGATAAAGCGTCCAGTCGTCCGCTCCCTGCTTGCGCAAGGATTCGGAAGCGGCTTCAAACATTTCTTTTTTAAGAGAATTTGCGTCGTAATCAATGAAATTAAATGCCATCATTCAGCCCCTTTCAATGCAATGTCAACCTTGTAGTCCCCGGCAAGAACCGACTTGACTTTAAGGCTGTCTATTTCTGCCCTCGGCTCATACGCTTTGAGCATACGTTTTGTGTCAACGGTGAACTTTGCGAACTCTATTCCGCTCGCTTTTCCGATATACGCACGGTTCAAACCCATAGCACGCTCGAACGGCACTTCTCCACGGAAAATATGCACAAGATTATTGATACAATTTTCTACATTTCCATTGCCTTTTGCAAGCATAAAATCACCCCTCTAGCAATGCCTTTTTTGTTGCGTCGGTCGGTCCTGCTTTTTCCGCCGTCGTACTTTTTGCTACGCCTTTTGTGCCGTACATTTCTTTCCAAGTTGTTTCTCGCATATCACGCTTTACACGTGCAGCAGTTCCGGCTTCCGCAGATTCAAGAACATCATCAAGAACAAGCTCAAGTTTGATTGAAGCCGCTCCCACCGTGCCGTCATTTCTCGGATGTGCTTCCGATAATTCTACACTTTTTAACAAAAAATCTCCACTGCCTAACTGCTCTGAACCAAGCAGAAAAGCACCTTTTTTGCCTTTTAGCCTGCGCCATTCCATATATTCGATGTACGGCGCAGTTCCCCATTGCCCGGAAACGCCGTACTCCACCGAAAAAGTCTGCTTGTCAAGCCCTTTGACTTCAAGCTGATTCACGCCGTCCTTTACTTCCTTTTCTTCTGTTTTAAGTGAACGGGAAAGTTCAATTCCGGAAATAAGCCTGTGTAAATCGTCTTTTATTTCAAACCGTCGTTTTAAGTATTCTGCCTGCATTTAATCACCTTAGTTTTGCTTCTGTATTTGATTTTCTTTTTTATTTTCAAGTTCAACTAATAATTTTTGCACTTTTTCTGACTTGAAAATAAAATGTTTGTAAATAAACTTAAACGGTCTTGAAACAGATTTTATTTTCTTGCCATTATCATAAATTGATACCTTGCATAGCAATGGGTGAAAATCTTTCGTTTTACTTATCACATAATTTGAAGTTTCAAATACTTCAAAATTGCCATTTGCCAATTCTGTTTTTACTACCATAATTTTTGTACCTCTTTATATATTTTTACGCTGTTCTTTCCCAGCAATATTTTACTACATAAGGCGGTAAAATTGAAAATGAAGTTCCGCTTCCGTTACTTCCAGTTGTTCCCGCATTTCCTGTAAAGGTAGGAGTAGCACTTGCCGTGTTTCCACTTGCTCCATCTGTTGTTTTGGCTGAGCCGGTAAAGGTATGAGCATGATAGCCCGACCAAGATGTTGAACCTTGAAATCCATTTGTTAAATATTTATTTACAGGATTTGCCCTGCCGTTGCCCTCAGTATCAAAGCATACGCCAATTCCTCTATCTGTACTAGAAACATTCGGATAATATATAACGTCTCCTGCACTTTTTTGAATATCAGTTGAATTATAATTCACATATTTAGAATCACTTGAATGATAAGCATTGACGTTCGTGCTTGATTTAGTAGTGGACCACGATGCACTATCATCGCGATATTCAAAATAATGATAATGCTGGCCACTGCTAGATATGGAACCTGATGGCGTAAAACTATGGTTATGGTTATTCAATCCGTGGCTATGACTAGAAACACTTCCACTCGGCTTAAAACTATGATTATGGCTAGGCATATTACTAACCGATAAAGTAACAGTTGACGCTCCACCAGTCGCTCCTACAGTCTTATATGTATCACCACAAGCAAGCACAAATCTGTCTTTAATCTGAACCCAAGTTCCACCAAATAAACTTGCAGGATTCGTGCTTTTACTACTCCAATATAAACTACCTACCGGATAAACAGCGTCAATTATAGATTGTTTATCCACTAAAATATTTCCTAAATCAGTTATATCACTTTTTGTATGCGTATGCACCTTGTCCGCTTTTCCTGCAATCGCTTCTGTGTTTGCCTGTATCTGCGTATTCATTGCGCTTGCGCTGTCTGCGTGTGCGCTTATCCAGTCCGCTATCTCTTTGAGCGTATCCAGGTCTCCCGGTGCGTTTGCTACAAGTTCAGCGATTTTTGCCGTTACTTCTGCCGTTATCTGTTCCAGTATCCACGTTTTCGCCCTGCTCCAGAAGTGCTTTAAGCCGTCAAGTCCTACGAATTTCTTTCCCATTCAATCACTCCTCGAATACGCTGTCTATTTCAGCGTCTGTAAGATATTCTGCCGTATCACCCTGCAATGACGCTATATCATTTTGTAACGTTTCTACGTCAGTTTGTAAAGATGATACGTCGCCGGAAAGCGTATCTACGGCGGACTGCTGGCTTTCTACAGTGCCGTTCAGCGTGTCGATAAGTCCGTTTATGCTTTCTATTGCCGCAACAGCCGAAACAACATTACTTGCAACTGTTTCAAGTGTTGAGCCTTGCGCTCCTACAGTGCCGGAAAGTGTATCAATCTGACCTTGCAAAGCGTCAATCTTTCCGTTGATTTCCGCTTTATCGGCTTCGGTCATTCCACTTCCAGAACCACTACCACCCGATGAACCGCCACTATCTCCACCACTTGAACCACTACCACCCGATGAACCGCCTCCGCCATCACCCGAACCGCCGGACTCTCCGCCCGATCCGCCGCTTTCACCACCGCCGGAACTTCCGCCGCCCTCTTCTGAATCGCTATAGTAGCCGTCCTTGTTGTTTGCAGCGTTTCCGCCTGCAAGCGAACCGTTACCCTTAACTGTGTCGTCAGATACAGGCGCACCTGTGAACGTGTCTGAACCGCTCGGAAAACCGTTGAAAGGCTTTGCGCCTGCGGCTGTTGTTCCGTTCATTTTGATTTGCGTACCGTCTATTGTAAGCTTTCCGCCTTTTGCTTCGATTGTGGTATTGATACAAACATCACCGTCAGCGTTTAACGCTCCAATGATGTCGGAATTTCCCTCTATAAGAACGTTTCCTTTTGTGGCGGTGTTGCCGTTTATCTGTACAAGCGTGTTTTCATTTCGGACTATGCTGTCCCATTCACCGTCTACACGTGCAATAATACAACCGGAATTGTTTGAAGCGAGTGAATAAACTACCCTATCACCTACCTGTATGTTTCCAAACTTTTTTCGCCAGTAAAAAGGGATTATCAAAGGTCTTGTAACCGAACCAGAATCATCTTCTGGAACAACAATAGCCATTGTTTCATCGCCGTTTTTATCTTTGGAATCTTCAAGAGATTTTATCGTTCCGAATTCTATTTTTGCGCTCATTTAATCACCCCTTTAAGAAACGCTCTCAAGACTTGCTTCTCCAGTATATGCACTATGGCTTCCTCTTCCGGCAGGAGCGAAATAACTTATCCAGCCGTCAATAATTCCCTGTGCAATTATGCCGAAAGCGTCTTTCATTGCACCGTCGCAATCTGTTTCATCTGCAAGTTCACCAAGTTGCGACGCTGAAAAAGTTCCTGCACCAGTTGCAAGCGGTGGTAAACTCCAGCCGTCAGCAGCATTTATTTTAATCTTATTTAAGAATTGTGCCAAGTCCGAAATAAAAGCGTCAAAATCATCTGGAGTTGAAGAAAAATCTGATCCGCTTGCTTCAAGTTTTGCCTTGAAACTTGTATCACTGTCCGACGAACCGCTAGAATTTGCACCAGTCCAAGAATAAGTTGCTTCTGTATTATCCACAAGATAATCTTCAACGGCTTTTCCCAGTGCTTTCATAGCGTCCGCACCACCGTCCGGGCAACCTTTAACAGCGTCAATCATTGCAGTTGTCAAGTCGTCCTTTACAAGTGCCATTTTTCCACCGCCTTAATACGCAAGCGTCTTTCGGACGGTTATGCGCGTCTTGTTCGTAACAAAATTGTGCCGTAAAGATGAAACAAAAACCGTTCCCTTGAACTGCGGTCTTGTTTCCGTTTCAAGATTTATTACGCTTCCGGCTGCTACTTTTCCCTGTAAAGCGCAGTCTATCACCGCCGCACGGCAGTTCTTGTTGTTTTCACGGCAATATGCCTGTGCTATGGTTGTCATTCCTGCTTCGTCCGGCACGGTTTCGGAAATCCGGATTGTCTTTTCTGCTTCCGATTTTGCGTTTTCGTCTGTATAAGTTCCTGTAAACTCACCGTTCTGCACTTTCATTGTCTTTACCATTGCGCTTTCGTTTTCGTCCGGCGTAAAGATTATGTAGTTACTGTCAATGTTCAATGATATTACAGGGCTTTCTGCTTCCATTGATTTTTCATCATACAGAACAAGCGTTCCGTCGTATACAAGAAAACTTGCGCCTTCAAGTTTACATCGTTTCTGCAAAAATTCAAAGTCGTTTTCTGTGTCCTGCCTTACATAATCACGTGTAATTCCCTGCGTGTTATATTTTTTGAACTTCAAAGCGTGCGCACCTGCGATTTCTTCCGCAATCATTTCAAGCGTTGCACTTTCCCAAGATTTGCTTGTTTCGTTGAAAACGTCCGGCGGTACAGACATTGCACGGAGTATAAACGTTGTATCTTTCGGCTGCACGGAATGAATGAACATTACTCCGCTTTTTACTGTTCCTTCTTCAACGATTATGTTCAAACCTTTAAGCTTGCCGTCCTCTGCCCATTTTGCCCACTGCTCGTAAGGGTCAGAAAAGCGCATTTCCAAAATGTCTGCGTGTCCTTCTGAATATTCTTCAAGAATGGCTCGCTCAATGGCAAGGTCTTTTGTAACGTCTTTGCCGTCAATTTTTACTACCATTTTTGAGTCTGAACCCGGCAGGTCAACTTCTACGAACTGACATTCGATTTCGGCAAAAATGACTGTTCCGCTGTTGTCCAGGCACTGGCTTGATATGCGCACGGATTTAAGCATTACTACGTCAGAACCGATTGCGTCTTCACCTATGCAAAGCGTATCTGCCTGTCCTATTTTCTTTGTGAGTTCGTCATATTCTTTTTTCGGATTTCCGCCGTCTACAATGGAACTGCTGAACGTAAGTGAAACTGTTTCTAGTTCGTTACCTGTAACGATAGTTTCGTCGTTGTCCTCTTTTGTTTTTACGGCGGATTTTACGGAAAATTTCTTTATCGGTCGTTTGATTTTGTCCGTTACTTGCCAGACTTCATCAAGCCACATTCCCTGTACCATTTAATCACCGTCCTATCTTCGCCACGGCGGAAGTGAAGCGACAAGTTCGCTTTCCTGTATGATAGGAATTTTTACTTTTTCGCCGCCGTCAAATATCAATATATCTGTCAATTCTTGATTGTTTTCAAGCAGGAAAGACGCTTTCATTTCGTCCGAATAATATTTCAATGCTATCTGATCCCACATCTCCCCTGCTGTTGCAATGTGTGTTTTATAGTCCATAACTTCCCTCTCTTGCCGTTGCAAGAACAGCCTTTATTTTGTCCGCAAGCTCCGGCGCATAGTCGTCGAACACTCTCATAACTTCATCGGCTATTGATTTTGCGTTTCCTGTATCACCGCTTATATTGATAACCGGGCTGAACTCAATTCTGTATGCGGTTGCTTCACGGTTATTGTTTACGGTATTCGATACGCTTCCGCCGTTAAAGCCTTTCAATGCGTTTCTTACGGTGTTTCCCTCGTTTCCGGCTTCTTTAAGCGCACCTATAGACTTTGCAGCTTCAAGAACCGTCTGCTGATTCTGCTCACGATATTTCGGGTCTGTAGAAATTACATATTCAGGATAACCGCCCTCACCGCAGATTGACGGCTGTGTAGCAATTCCGCCTGTTGCAAGCATTGGTATCTTCGGAAGATTTATTCCGAACTCTTTTCCGCCTACACCAGGCACCCAATCCGGGATTGAAACGTGCAGGTTGTTCAGTCCGCCTATTGCAGCATTTATTAAAGAAATAACTGCATTAAGCGGAGCTTTTGCAAGTCCTTTAAGTGCGTTGAACGCATTGCCGAAAATGCTCTTGACGCTTTCCCAAGCCGCAGACCAATTTCCGGTAAATACGTTCTGGATAAAGTCAATAAGTCCGCTGAATACGCCTTTTATTCCGTCTATTACAGGCTGTAAAGAGTCCCTAAAACTTTGTATAACTGCACCGAAAACAGGGAATTTTTCTTTTACGACTGCTATAATTCGGTCAACTACAGTAATGATATTCTCGAACAGTCCGCTTATGTATTTGATTGGAGCGGTTGCTATGTTCTTTAAGTTTTCAAGCGCACCCTGCCAGTTCCCGGTAAAAACGTTTTTTACAAAGCCAATTACGTTCTTGAACACGTCAGTTATAAGATTTACTTTCAAAATTATTTTGTTTACAAAATACTCTATGATTGGAATGATTGCATTTGCCGCCGTTTCTATGGCTGGCATTAAATCACCCAGTACATTTACAACTGCTTCAAGCACAACATTGATAATTGGAATGACTGTTTCCATAAGCATATCAATGAGCGGAGAAATAGCGTCCATAATCTTTGTAATTATTGGAGTAACCTGTTTTACAATTCCGTTGATAACAGGAATAACTGCGTCAAGTATTTTTCCTACAGAATTAACTGCTGCGTCAATCAACGGCATTATTCCTGCAATAACACCGTCAATAACAGGCATAACTGCTTCAAGTATTGAAGTTACTGTATCTGTAACAACTTTTACAAGCGGAGCGATTTTTTCAACTACATTCGCAATGAGATTTCCTACTCGTTGTAAAATTGGAGAAATTGCCTTTATAATTCCGCCTACGGATTTGAAAACTGTTTTGATAAGCGGTTGTACGCTTTTTATGATTTTTCCTACGGATTTTACAATGCTTTTTATAACCGGAGTTATTGACTCCATTGACGACATTGTAAAGGAAGCAATTTCTCCGATTATCGGCATAATGGCTTCAATGGCACTGCTTATTCCGTCTATTACAGGCTTTGCAGCTGAATACACTTTTTTCAAAATAGGAAAAATCGTATCAAAAACCTTTTCTATTTTCGGAATTGCCTTATCTACAAAATCCGTAACAATCGGGATGAGAATATTTCCTACTTTGATTTTGAACGTTTCAAAGACTTGCTTCATCTTTGCAAGTTTGCCCTGCAAGTTATTTGTCTGCTTGTCAAAAGCGTTTGAAGTTGCGTTTGCAGCTCCACCCATTGCTTCTGTTTTCTGTACCCAGTTTTCAGTCTGCGCACCTGCAAGGGCAAGAATTGCCGTCTGCGCTTCAACTGAACTGAATAATTTTGCGACTGCCTGTTTATCATCACCACAAGCGGCTGAAAGTCTGTCAAGAGTGCCGATAAGTCCGAGTTCATCAAGCATTGCGTTTGCTGAACTGTAACCAAGTTCACCGATTTTAGCCGAAAGAGCCGTTGAAGGTGTCATAAGTCCAGAGAATACTGACTTCATCTGTGTAGCAACTTCTGCCGTGCTACCTGTAACACCTGTCAATGTAGCGAATGATCCGAACAGTTCTTCCTGTGAGATATTCAAAGCACTTGCAATAGGTACAACCTTACCCATAGAAGCGGCAAGTTCCGGGAATGATGTTTGTCCGAGTTTTACTGTCTGGAACGCAAGGTCAGACGCTTTGCTCCACGCTTCGCCGGACGTATCACCGTAGCCCTTTGTAACTGCGGAAAGAAGATTAATAGCGTCAACGGTTGTAGCACCACCGGCTTTTGCCGCCTTTGCCGCAACTTCAAGTTGTGAAGTAGCGTCTGCCGAATCACCAAGGGCGGAAACAATCTGATACATACCGTTTGACAAGTCGTCAGTTGCAACGCCTGTCTTTTTGGCAACGTCCATAATGTCGTCGCCCATTTCGGCAATACGCTTGTTTACTGTAGCGGAATCACCGTCAAGAAGTGTAGCAATGTTTGACATTCCTGTTTCAAACGTTGCGGCGGCGTCAAGCGACGCTTTTCCAAAAGCAACCGCCGCTGTAGTCGCTCCGGCAATGGCAGCACCTGCAACAGCAACACCAGCCTTTAAGCCGGAAAACTTCTTGTTTGCGTCTGCTACTGTCTTTGCTACGGACGGGTCAAGTGAACCCATCACTTTTACTACTGCGGTCTGAATTGCTTGTGCCATATCATCACCCTTTTTTCATTTCGTGTATAACTTTGTTTCCGCTTTCAATCTGCCGGATTATTTCTGTAATCGGCAGACGTTGCATTTCAAGCGGTGAGCAATGAAAGATTATGCCGTAATTGTAACACGCTTGCCGTATTACATCGGCAAGACGTTCTGGCTTTCCTGCTCTGTTTCTTCTTTCTTGATTTCTTCTTTCTTTTCTGTTGACTGGCTGGACTCTTCCGATGAGTCCGAACCTAGCAAAAAATTCCTACCCTCTCGTTCAAGTTGTTTCAAATCCGGGATAGAAAGACGCTTCAAGTTCTCATACTCAATGTCGGAACTTTCTGCGGCAATGAGCATACCCCAAACACGATGAAGAACGGTACAGGTTTCTGCAATTCCCATCTGTCCGTCAAGTTCAACGAACGTTTTTTTATACGCTTCATTATCCATTGCAAGCGTAGCAACATCTGTATCAAAGTTTAATACTTTGACTTCTTTTCCTTCTACTTTAAGCGGTTTTTTCAGTGTGATTGTTTTCATTTCATACTCCTTTTTTTGATGTTAAACAAGTGTAGCATTTTATACAAAAATATAAAATACTACACCTGTTTTTTTTGCTAAATAAGCATTGCGTTCTTTGCGGCAAAGTAATCAATGCCGCCGATACGACAAATACCTGCGTCCCGGTCAATCAGTACCATTTCTTCACCGTTAAGGTATTCCTCATAACGGCTCAAGATAACTGTATATTCAGCGTCAGAACCTTCACCTACAGAAGAACTGTGCGACATAGGACCTGCGCCCTTGCCCTTGAAAACATATTCAACCTGTTCAACTGCTGGAGAACCTTCAATAAGGTTAATCTGCTGTGCTTCGACAAGTTTGTACTTTGCCGTAACAGGCGCACCGATTTCAACAATAGACTTGTCAATTCCCTTGCCTGTTATTTTGGCTTCCATTGCACCGTCGAACATAAGCAGCGGTGTTTCATCTGTTCCGCTGTTCTGCATTTCACCACGTGCAAAAGCCGGAAGCGTAAACTCAACGCTTACGTCCTTTGCAATCGCTTTTCCGTTTCTTTTCAGAAGATTTGCGATTACCGCAACCTTTTTATTGAATACTGCCATAGTTTTTCATCTCCTATTCTATTCTTCAAAGTAAACAGAAGTACCAGCGTCTGTGTAAGACACAAACAAAGTAAGACTGTTGATAGGCGGTGTCGGTGTATCGTCAACGTCAAATCTGAAATTGCCTTCCGCTACGTCGCCTTTTGCATTTTTTGTCGTGTTGAACACAAAATGCGGTTCGCCGATAAGAGCACCGATTGAAACAAGTTTGTCAAGATTTTCCTGTTCCTCACGGACAATATCATTCTTCTTTGACAAGAACATCGGATCACCGATTTCCTCGTGTCTGCGCAGAATAAAATCATTCAGCAGGTAATACTGCATACGCATATTTGAGCTGAACCTTGCACGAAGGTCGTAAACGCCGTTATACACGAATGAATCAGTACCGTTACCCCACAGGAAGATTGTGCCTTTCCATACGTTGAAAGACGTAATTCCGGCTTCGTTCAGCTGATTTACCTGTTTTTCGCTGTACGGTGTAACAATGTTGTCAGCGTCAAGGCAAAGTTTAACAATCCAAGGCACTGATTTATTGTCGTACACTTCATAAGGAATAGCGTCATTCGCAAGGTCAACACGCAGCTGTTCAACCATTGCAACAGTTGAACCGTGGTAAACGTTGCCCTCTGAATCCATACCTTTAAGCCATACGGATACTGCATTTTCTGCCGTACGTCCGTTGTTCTTCTTCCAGTCAACAGCCTTTTTGATTGTGTTGACAGGTGTATCAATTTCCGTTGTCGGAATATCGGAGAATACAACGGCGTGGAATTTGTCGTTGATTTCCTTTGACTGTGATACAAGCGCATTATACACCTTGTTAAGGTGCATAAAGCCAGGTGCGCCTACAACAGACGGATGAACGCCGTACTCGTTGAAAATCTTACGCAGTGCGTAGATTCCTGTTGCCGTTCCATCTTCCTGCAAAGAACCGATAAGACGTTCTGCCATTTTTACCGGATCTTCCATAAAAGACGTATCAATTTCTGTGTAAGAAACAGCAACCGTGCCGGAGATTTCTTCTGCAAGGAACTCGATTGTTACCTTGTTTGAATCGTAGTTGTAAGACAGATTGTAGTCTGTTCCCTCAACAAGCGTTTTTGCTTCGCTTTCAACCTGCATATCAAGTTTAAGCGTATCAAGAATGATTGTGTCAGAAATAAACTCGACTCTCTTGTTTGAAATCTCGTAAGACTGCGCTGTAACTTCTTCCTTGCGGTCTGTGTCCGGGTCAAGTACGTTGATTGCAAATACAGGACCTACACCGCCCTTTGTATTGCAGAAGAACGCATTAACGACTTCGCAAAGTGAAAAATGTTTCCAGTCAGATGAATAGCCGGCTGCGCTTTTTGCGCTATTGTCGACAAATTTCATCGGGTAGTTAACATACCCTGCGTCCTTGTACTTCGGATAAGAACCGTCCGCTTTCTTTTCAAGACGGACAAGGTTCACAGGCAAAGTTCCAAGAACCGCATAATAGATTGAAGCACTTTTGGCAGATGATGTAATTGAATTACCCATCTCACCATATACACCGTGTTTGAATTCAGCCATTTCCTAGCCTCCCTTTAACTGTTTAATATTTGCTCGTGTACTTCATTCACGTGATACGAAACGTATTCAATATCAAAATGAATTGTTGCATACTGAAAAGGATAAGACGATGTAAACGCTTCACTATCAAAAGGGAAGTCGTATGTAATATCGCTTATTCTGCGGTAGCCTGCTGCGTTTTCGTCAGCGTCAAGTGCGCCGATGATTGTTTCAAGCAAATCAAGAACGTCTTTCCACCCTTCAACGTGCTTCTTGAAAGCGCACCGTTCTTCCGGCTTTTCCGCTTTTGTGTTAACAGAATCTTTGCCGTTTCCTACGCTTTTCGCCAGAATCATATCTTCGGTATGCGTTCCGGGATTCCACGTTTCAAGTTCAAAACAAACTGTTGCTTTGGCTTCGCTTCTGTTGATACTGCCTTTTGACAGTTTCACCGTAACGGACGGTGCGGAAGAAGCACCGATTATATTTTTCGGCGGTACTATCAGTTCATAGATTGCCGGAGCGACAAGTTCATACTTGTAGTCTTTTGTTTCCGGGATTTTCGCTTTTTTAAGCTGCATATCTTTTGTGGTTTTTCGCAACCAATCTGCAAAATCAGAAACAACCTTTATACTGTTAGCCATTCAACCACCTACCCGTTACGTTTCAATGTAATATCAGTAATTCCCATTGCTTCCTGTACGTCCGCCACAATCTGCATAACACCGTTGATGTCAAGCATATCGCCGCTGTGTACCTCGAACGGTAAATCAACTGTCTTACAAGACAACAATTCCGTGAATATAGAAGTACCTTGCTCCAATATGGCTTTGTTTTTTGTTTTCACCGCCCGTACAGGCACTCCGTCAATATTGATGATTTCTGCGAATTCATCTTCATTGAGAAATACCTTATCCATATCAGCATCAACAAAATCTTTGAAAGCCATTACTGAATACTTCCTGCCGGGTCAAAAGTCGGAGCGTCCTCGTTGTCGTCGTCTGCTGAACCTTCTCCTGCAAGTGCGGCTTTGATTTCTTCAATCAGTTCTGCCTTTTTCTTTCCCGGATATTTAATGCCGAGTTCAGAAGCCTTTTCTTTCAGTTCATCATAAGACATTGAATCAACGTCAACGTTTCCGCTTTCTCCGCTGTTTTCGGTTTTTTCTTCCGGCACTTGCGCACCGTCTGCATATACTGCAACACCAAGTTTTACAAGGCGTGCCGCTTTTGCTTCATCATCAATTTTGAAAGGCTCATCACCAACCGCATACTGTTTGCCGTTGATAACAGTCAAGCCCTTTATCATTTTGATAATTTTCATATTCATACCCCTTTCAACAAGCCGGAGCGTTTTTCACACTCCGGCAGATTAACTACAGAACTTTCATTACACACCAAGAAGCAAACTGTTTAGGCATTGCAAGCGGATGTGAGTGCAGTCTGTACTCTTTGGAAGAGTTACTGCGGTCAATGTAAAGTTCTGGAATACGTGCGCCTGTAATATTTTCAAAGTCGTTTGAACCTTCCGGGATAATTACGTGCGAACCGTATTTGAACTTAATGACGTTCGGAGCGGTAAGAATTGCTGTATTTTCCGGCAAGTAAGACTTAACAGTTCCGTCATTGTCAATATATGTACCGTCAAAAACAACAAGGCTTATAATGCGGCCACGAACTTTAAGATGTGCTACTACTGCTGCGTCTACGTCAAGCTGCTGTGCGTTCATATCGCCGTACTGATTGCCGAACATTGCGTTCTGGAATGGAGTAGTAAAGTTTGTATTTGCCAGAAGTGCGGTCCAGATGTCTGGAGTAATCAAAAGTTCACTAACTGCAATTCCTGCGGCGGCATACTTCTGAACAACACCGTCCAAATCCTGTATGATTTCTGTAAGTGTTGCAGTTGCCCAACTCTTAGAAGTTGCAAAAGAAGCACGAGCCTTTGCCTGTCCCATAAGAGTTTTCTGTCTTGCGTTGAGCTGTGAACCTGTCGGGTCAAGCGGTGCAAGATAGTCAATCTTGTAAGTGTTAAGAACTGCGCCTGTCTTATCATCACGTTCTGTGATTGTAAGACCGTTGTTCACAAGCAAGTCAGCAACCATCAACTCTTCACGAGCAGCAACGGATGTTTCAAGTTCTCCGTTGATTTCTTCAATCTTTTTCTGTGCACGAGTTGGAACATCATAAGGATTTGCTGGATCTTCGCCTGCAAGACGCTTATTCAATTCGTCCCTTGTTACATTCTTTTTTACACCAACGTTTGGCACGTCAAGTTCCAAAGTGCTGTAACCGTCAGAAGCCAAAGCAAGACCAGTTGAACCGTCCTGTACAAACGGAGCAATCTGTGTTGAACCAAACTTATAGTCAAGAGCAACACGCTTGCCTTCTGTGATTTCTACTTCTCCAGCGTTTCCGTATCTTTTAGAAAGAAAACGAGAAGCACGAGGTTTTACAGAAATAAGTCCTGCAAGTTCCCACGGGTCGTAAATGTTAATACCCTCAAATTTTCCTGCCATAATTAAAATCTCCTTTCAATACCTTAAAGGTGCATATTGAAGTAAATACCTTCTGCGTTCATTTCAAGTTCATCTGCAAGAGAAACTTCTTTTTCTGCAATGGCTTCTACTGTATCACGGTAGAAAGAACCAGTTACATATACAAGATGTTTTTCTTTTTCTGGACCTTTAACAACAAAATCATCTTTTACAACTGCGAACCTGTCGCCAGCGGCAAAACTTGCTTCCGGGTCATAAGCACTTGCAACACCTTTTGTAAGTTTTACAAGCTGACCACGCTTAAAAGTTCCTGCTCCAAAAAGAGCGTTGTTTACATTTGTTTTGTTCTCTTTGCCAGTTGCGATCAACTGGTCAACTGGAACACATTCACCGATTTTCTGAAAAACTGCTGTTCCCATACTTATTCTCCTTTCTGATTAGCCTTTGCAGCTGCCACACCTTTTGCATAGCGTTCAGCCTTTGTCAATGGCTTTTCAAGTTCTTCTGTTTCAACTTTCGTTGCAGAAGCCGTAACAGAATTAGCCACTCCAGCGTCATTGTCAAGACTTGCAACGATTTTCTCATTGCGTTCTTTTTCAGCAAGAGCGTCCTGCATAAGCAAGTCTGCGGCTGTAATTCCGCCTTCATACTTTGCTTTTTCGACAAGCGATTTATCAGCGATACGGAAAGAAATATCCTCAATATCTTTGATACGCTTTCTTTCTGCGGCAACAACTTCGTCAGTCTTTCCGTTCATTGCACTGTTTTTAATTTCAGCACAAAGTTCTGGATAAGCCTTTTCAAGTTCCGCAACGGTTTTAATCTCGTCCATAGGATTTTCCCCTTTCTGATTTTCAATTTTATTTTCAACAGAATTTTTCACGCTATCATCTGCGTTGTTCACACTCTCGTCTGTATGAACTTCGTTCTGTTCAATAACCTGTTTTAATTTATCTTTAATCCTCTGTGGAATAAAGAAGTCTGCTTTAATTGCGTGATTACCACCGCACATATACTGTGAGCCGGCACTTGCAACAAGCGACAAAGAACTTTCACCGTCAAGAACTTCATCTGCAAAACCATTATCAACGGCTTCCTGTCCGATGAACCAAGTTTCACGCTGAATCATTCCACGAAGTTTTTCTTCTGAAAGTCCAGTTTTTTGAACATAAGTTGCAACAATCATATCGTTGTATGCTTTTGTACCATTTTCAATTTTTTTCAAATCGGCAACAGTAAAATATCCGCTAACACCGCTTTTTGCTTCGTGAATCATAATCATACTGTTAGGATAAACAGAAACTGTATCACCGGCACACATAATAATACTTCCAGCACTTGCAGCAAGGCCGTCTACAATCACATTGATTTTTGTACCGTTTTCTTTAAGTGCTTTCAATTTATTGCAGATGAAAAGTCCTACAGTAGCGTCGCCACCTACTGTATTAAGTCTAACAGTAACCTTTTTCTTGCATTTTAATTGTTCAAGGGCTTCTGTAAAACCTTCCGGGCAAATACACTGCATATCTTCAAGTTTTTCACCAGTCCAAAAATTTCTAGGCTGTTCAGAAAGAACTTCTCCATAAAGTTCAATTTCAGCGGAATCAGAATCATCTTCAAGTTGTGCTTTAACATTCCAACCAAAAGTATTATTCATTTTCATCGTTTCCATTGTCGTTTTCTCCTTCTTCGGAATTATCATCAGAATTATTATCTGTATTCTGACTGTTTACAGGATTTTGAGCAATAGTCTGTGTCTGTGTCATTCCTGCTTCTTTCATCAATTCAATTTCGTGTCCTCTCTGTGCGATATTTTGGTAAATATCACCGCCATAAAGTCGGACAGTTTCAGCTTCTGCCGTTGTAAATCCTGCTGAAATTGCGTCAACAGCTGCCTTTACATCTTTTGTCGGGTCAATCATTCCCTGCGACTGTCCTACCCACTCAACGCCGGAATAAGCCTTTCGGATTATCGGATCATTGAAAAAGCCAGGAGCAGAAAGCCGACCAAGTGCAACTGCTTCATATAACCACCGCTCATAAGTCGGCTGACAAAAATCATCAACAAACCACTTGCGGAACATTCTATACGTTTTCCACGCTTCTTGCAATGCTGCACGGCTAGCAGAATAGGAAGAATTGAAGCACATTAAGACAATTTCTTTCGGAATTCCTAAACCGCTTGCAATATGGCAAATCAAAGTTTCACAAAAAGCGGAAAATCCACTGTTAGGGTGAGTAGGCTGTGCAAAGTTTGCTTTCTGCCCTTTATCCAAAAAGTTTATGTTTCCTGGTCCAAGTTCCAATTCATCTTCATTAGTTGATTTTTCTTCATTATCTCCCAGCGGTTCATTGAACATCGGATTTCCGTTTGAATCGTCCGATTCCTCAATGAAAACCGTAAAAAACGCTTGAATAACAGCCGCCATAAGTTCAGCTTCTCTATAGCGTCTAATCTGCAATAAAGGCTCAATCACCTTTGACAGAAAAGGAACACCACGATATTGGTCTGGACGCTCTGCACTCATAACGTGCAAGATGTTCGGTAACTGTGTTTCAGTGCCAAGTACAGGCACTCTCTGCCATTTCAAACCGTCTTTATCCGGGTAGTTGTAGTCAGACGGATAGGAACTTGCAATGTAATAAGCAACCACCATTCCGTTTTTATCAACTTCAACACCATCATAAACTTGATTACCGTCTTTTGAAGTTCCGACAATTCCGTAACGTCCGCTACGGTTGCCCTCTGTACAACATCTGTCTGCTTCGATAATATGCAACCGCAAGCCATAAGGACGAACTGGAGTTCGATTGTAAGACTTAAAAAGAGCAAACACATCACCGCTCAAAAGCCACGATGTAAAAGCAATCTGCTGTAAGCCATAAAAATTATTCATTCCCATAGCGTCGCAGGAATATTTATCTTCTGCCCAAAGTCTAAACTCTTTTTCAAACTGAACCTGCATTTTTTCAGCAGCTTCTTTTGAAATTCCGATTGTTTCAAAATCAATTCTAGGCTTTGCGAAAATACCAAGTCCTACAACATTGTTTCTAGGATTATTCACAAGAGAAGCCGCAAGCGGTTCTGTCATATACAGAAGTCTGCTTCTTTGCCTCAGAGTTTTATTGTTATAATCAATGTCTTGTCTAGGACTGCCAGAAAGAAGTTCATTCAAAAAAGATTTGAAAACTCTTTTATCATTACTGGCAGAACCTTTTCCGTAACCACTTGCCATTCAATCACCTATATATCACGGATAACGACAGCCTTCATTCGACTTCTGCCTTTTCCGTCTAATACATTTTCCAAATCTTCAATTTTTGTCAAGAGCGTATCAATACGTTTGTCTACTGTTGCCATATCAAAACGGGTTATTTTTTTACCGTTGATTTCATACTCTTGAGCACCGCTAGCAAAAGCCTTTTGTGCTTCCAAAAGATATTCAAGTTCATTGTAGTATATATTTAATCTTCGATTTGTTCTATCCCTTTTGGAAGTTAAATTGCGAATTCTGATTTCTGTTTCTGAAAAAATTGGATTTTCTTCTGTAGTTTCTTCTGTTGTTTCTTCTACATTTTCATTTTCAGCCATACTACACCACCTCACTTTTAATCGAACATATCAAAAGCAGAACTTTTCCTAACTTTTCGCCGGGGTTTTTCCTTATGATCAACTTTCACACCGTGCCTGCGTTGTTCAAGTTTATCCCAGTCCGGGTCAACAAGCATAAGGGCAGCATAGTTATATACAAACAAGTCAAAAGGTTCATTTCGTTTATGTCCGGGAATAATAACCCACTCCACTTTGTTGCCATTGCGGACTTCAACTTCTGACAATAAACCGTTGAAGTATTTTGTATCATAACCCCTGTCTTTGTCAAGCGGAAAATGACAAAACATTGCACCTTGTTCTTTTACTTTCAAAAAGTCCTGTACGGCTCGCTTTCCGCTGTTTACACCGATTGAATAAAGCCATACTCTGTATTCATTATTTGAACCGAATGCCTGTTTGTTCGGCGGTGAAATAAGCGGTCTTGCAAGTGCCAGGTCTTTACGGTCCACACCTTTAATCGGGAAAACAAATCTGTTTGAACGCATATAACAATTTTTATAAACCGACTGCGTATAGTGTCCGCCGGAATCGACAAGCGTCAATGTTATAGCCATTTGCGTACCGTCTTTGAATGTGTATGCGTGAGAAATAATTTCGTCAAGCCGTTCCCAAACATAATTTGAATCGGCTCTGCCCATTATGTAACCTTTTTTAATACCCCAACTTTCCTTGAACCTGCCCCAGCCTTTTACTTCATATTCAAGGCGGTCGTCCTGCGTATCGACTGCACAAGTCAGCATAAGCACACCGTCCGGCAATTCTGCTTCGTAATTTTCTCTACGCTTCATCAGTTCTTCTTCCGTTGTTAAATCTCGCCTATCTTCCCATAACTCACCGAAAAGCGTATTGAAAACTGTCTGCAATTTTTCCGGGTCTTTTCCTGCTTCAAGAAAACGCCATATAAGATATTCCCAAGTTGCAACAGGAAACGGTGAACTAAAACCATTGATCCAAAATGAACGAATGTGATTTTTCAACGCTGCCGGATTTGTTGCAATCCATTTTGTAGGAGAACTTTTTACTTCTTTTTCTGTGAACATCTCGCCACAATCCGGACATTTCCACTTTACCCAGTCAACGACAATAGTAGTTTTACCCTTTTCTTTTGTTTCGTGATGTTCAAACTTCATATCCTGGAAGCGTAAGCGATGATATTCACCACAATTAGGACACTGATAACACCAATACTCCTGCGTACCTGTCAAAAAGTGGTCTTCAATTCTTGAATGTCCTTTGACAGTTGGAGTAGAAACAGCAATCATTTTGCGGTTATAAAATGTCATTGTTCGGGCTTCAAGAAGTCCCCACGGATCACCTTCGCCACCAGTGTTTCCCGTCCAGCGGTCAATTTCATCACCAATAACAACCCTACGAGGTTTTGAAGCAAGTTGAGAAGCAACATTTACACCGACAATATTAAGCACACCACCGGGAAAAGTCTTTTCACGAATTGTGTTTGAAGCGTCCCTGCTCTTAATGCTTCCAAACTTTTTTCTGATTGTCGGATTATCCCTAATCATCGGCATAACACGCTCTTTTGCAAAGTCTTTAGCGTCTTGAATAGTTGGAACTGCAAAAATGACACCACACGGCTCATTGTCGATGATATATCCCAAGATATTTAAGCCAAGTGCTTCAGTTTTTCCGACCTGCGAACTTGCTACGACAAAGATTTTTTCAACATTCGGATCACTGTATGCGTCCATAATTTCCACCATATAGGGAGTTTGTTTTGAACGATATTTTCCAGCCATCGCCGACGCTTCCGAGCTTAAATATCGCCTAGCGTCTGCCCATTCGGTAACAGTCATTCTAGGTGGAGCTTCAAAGTTTTTGAGACATTTTTTAAGTAATTTATTTATCTTTGCCTGTTCTGTCATAGCGTATTCTGCGTTAATTATTATTTTACCTAATAATTTTAACCACCACCTTTACATTTCATCAAAGTTGAATAAACTTCCTGGCAATCACCATTTATAAGTTGCATATCACCTCGCTTTACACACATTTCCAATGACAACCAGCTGCAATATGTTGAATTCCTCTAAGCATATCTGATATAGGCATATAGTTTTTTAACCCAACATCTTTTGCAGCTTCTTTTAAGGAATTGTAGATTTTGCCTGTTTCTACACAAAGAACTCTTTTTCTATTTGGAGCTAAACGACCTTTATTCGATTGAGATATTTTCAAACAAGTAATTTCAGACCGCTTTGTGCCATATATTGGGTTCTTATCTCCTTTTCTCTTTTCACTCATACTCTTTCTCGCTTCTTCTGTATGATGTTTTCCATACATTCCATTTTTTTCACCACTAATTGCTTTTGAAATTTTAATTCTAGTTTCTTCATCACGAGGTTTTCCGTAATTACAATTTTTATCACCTCTTTCTGAATCTCCTATTTTCTTTTTCGTTTCTTCGCTGTGATGTTTTCCATACATATGATGTTTTTCGCCACGTCGTTTTTCTGACATTCTTCTTTTCGTTTCTTCGCTGTAATGTCCACCTACAAAACTAAATATTCGTTTTCCACATACAACACAATGTTTATTCAAACATAACTTGTTATCTAAATTTGTTTTAATAATAAGATTTTCTACTTGTATGCAAGTTTCCGGGTCAGATAAAACACCAATAATCTTAATATCAAAGTTAGATGGATTTGATTTAAACTTTTCTCTAAAGTTTTTATTTGACGAAGATGTAAAATAATTTTTACCAATTACTTTACCTTGAACTTGAGAACCAATATAAAATTCTTTTGTTTCCTTGTCTATAACTTTATAAATGTAAAACTTGTACACTAATTCCCCTGTAAAATTATTCATCTTCTTCGTCGTCAACAATAGTTTCTCCTCGTTCCCTCTCCAGTCGTTTCTGTTTCATTTTTGCCTTGTCGTACTTGTAATTCGTGAACTCCTGCAAAATGATGTTTATTTCATCAGACAGCATAGAAGAAATCAAAGACGATGAAGGTTTGTTTTCTCCAAAATACTGACCAAGCGTATTGAACATATCATTTGCAACTCGACCCGGAAGTGCAAGCATTGAAGAACGGACATAAAACACAAAATCATTCAAAACTTCTTCCACAATCTCGGCACTGTGCATTTGATCCGCTTTTTCTGCAAGTTCAATTTTTGCCATTTCTGCCTTGACAGTTTTTATTTCCGTTTCCTTTTCAAGTTTTTTGCGTTCCAGTTCCTCACGGTTTTCACCGCCACGACCTTCCGCTTTATCCTTGTAAACTTTAATATACGCTTGCAAACCTTTAGGAAACGGAATCCACCAAGAGCCGTCAATCTTTTCAGCAGGAATAATATTTTTCTTGCATTGATTTTGAATATCTCTAGGAGTTACCCCGACCATATTTGCAAAAGTTTGAGCAGAAACCTTACCGTCTTTTACACTGTCCGCCATTATTTCACCGTCCTTTCTGCCCAGTCTACACCGTATTTATCAACGATAACCTTAAAATCTTCCACATCGTGCGGACGGATTGAATAGACTTCTTCTCCGCCCTGTCGGTAATCAATACCAACGTGCAGAAGTTCGTGAAAAAGAAGAATTGTAAGCTGCTTTTCAGAAAATCCTTCCACATTCGGAGCATAAACAGTAATTGTAAAATCTGCTTTCAATGCCCACTTGTTTTTATCAGCGATTTTTTCACACTCACCAAAAACCGCCTTGCAGTTACTCCGCTTGTCATAGTTGCTTTCAAGAAAAGCAATCCTTACCCTTGAATCCTTTATGTATTGCAACTCTGGCATTGTAGCAATCAAATTGCCGCCAATCCGAGTATATTCATCATTCAATTCACGAACTTCCTTTGCCATTTTTTAATCCTTAATAAATAAATTAGTCAGTGCACAAATAATTGCAACACCCAAAACTTCCAGGAACAATGCCATAATTTTAATACAGAAATTCTTACTATTCATATTTCTAAAGGTTGCATACATACAACCAACCATAACAACACCTACAAAATAACCAATAATGAATTTCATTTTTTCCTGCCTTTAATGTTCTCTGTATAATCCCTGTGCTTTGGAATATCCGTGCACATCTTTTGTCATAAGTTTAAGAAAATCAGTTCTTGTAAAATCGGAAAGTCTGAAAATCTCTTCCGGCTTCATTCCAAGTTGTTTTCCTACTTCCTGCACCGACTTGCCGGAATCAAGCAACTGTTTGACAATCGCTTTCATCGGTCCAAGTTGGTGAACACCTCTTGCCCTGTTATGCGTAATAGTTCCATACATATCTTCCGACTTGTCCTTATGGTCAACGAAAACAACAGGAACTTTTCCGCCAAGTTTCGTGAATAAAGGTTCACGCCCCGCAACGGTGAATCTATGAAAGCCATCAATTATGGTATAATCCGGTCTTACAACTATTGGTAAAGTCCAACCATTTGTAAGAATTGATTGAACAAGAAGTTCTAAGTTTTGTTCTGATACCGAGTTAGGGTTATAATCATTTGGCTTTAATAAATCCCTATCAACTATCTTTACATTTTTTATTGCCTTTAATAAATCCTCTATGTTAAACACTCCCTTTTTCTTATTGATGTTGTTATCGCTTTTTCTACACTCCACTTCTGCCTGTGTATTCTTTGCCAAACAACACTATAATCCAATTTTTTTTCTTCACATAACTCACTCAATGAAACACCGTTTACATATATCGTATTCCTTCTGTTTCTTGCTTGACCTTTTGCATCCAACCAACGACAATTTTCTTTGCAATAATTACCGTTTACATCTATGCGGTCAATACTTAAACCTTTTTTATATCCAGAATACATATCTTTATAAAATCCTTCAAAATATTTCCATTCATCACATACTTTTATACCTCTACCACCATATATTGAATAATTGGCAGCGTTTGAATTAGAACATCTACGAATCATTTCTGACCATATTTTATAAAATCTAGTTTTTGATAAACCGTGAGTTATATTTCTTTCTGTTATTCTTGAACTTGATTTTTCTTTCATATAGCAACCACAAGAAAGAATTTTACCCTCTTTCAGATGATTTCCTTGAATTATTTTTTCAGTTCCACATTCACAACGACATAACCACAATAAAGATGATTTATTTCTTCCTGCTTCTTTAATTACAGTCAATCTACCAAAAACTTTTCCTGTTAAGTCGATTTTATTACTCATAACAGCTCCCTTTTATTCAATAGTAAAATATAATACTGTACATTATAGAAAATGTCTAGTAATGTCTAAAAATGTCTAAAAGTCGTCTAAATCGTCTAAATCAATTTTAATTCAGTAAAATCGAGTTATAACTCGAATTACTGAATTAAAAAATCCAATATCGAATTAAACACCGAGTTAAAAATCACATTATCGTGATAATTTATCACTTAACTTCTATCTTTTCTTGCAATCTGCAATTCCGTTGCAATCGCTCTGTAAGTTCTGCTTTTTGGATCACCGCCTACAATCATATTGTAGAGCATTTTCCAAGTTTTCTGTGTCATAAACATATTTTGAGCAAGTCGGTAAGCTCCTGCAAACTCTTTCGGTCTGACCGCCATTTGTTCAGCCGCTGCCGGACTGTTTATGTACTCAAAGAACTTTTTCTTATAATCTACAGTATCCTTTTCCCTTTTTGCCCTGCGGTACAATTCTGTATCATAATAAAGCATTGCCATATAAGCGTTCGGTTCACGCTCGCAGATTTTCGTATAAAGTCCGGAATAATACTGTGCCATATCCGATAGACTGCCGATTGTATCAATACTGAAAAACTGCGAAATCCTCAAACGGTTTTTCGGTCTGCCAGTCTGCCACATAAAAAGGTAAGCGTCCGGGATATTCAAGTCATTCTGCAAAATGTAATACCACACATCAGAATCTTTCATATCGTAAATCGGAAAAACCTTATCTTGATTTTTGTAAGTCAATCGGACAGCCATATTCTGCACACGCTGAATACTTTCTGCCGTTCTGATACCGATTAAGGAAATACCGTCCTTTTCAATTCGGTTCAAAAAATCTTGATACTTGTCTTTCCGTTTTTTCAGCCAAGGGTGTTCAGATATACAACCTTTCGGCTTCGGTCTTACCCACTTGTCCGGCTTTGTGCTATCCCAACAAATAAAAGTTTCTTCCTGCGTAAGTGAATTAAGACAGGAAAAATGCTTGACTTCTATGCACCACCAGCGGAATTCTACTCCGATACGCTCCCATTTTTCCTTCCATTCCTTGACGATTTTTTCTACGCAGGGAAAAATCGCTTCTTCGTCAATGAACTCAACTACAAGTTTTCGCCTATCAATCTGCATTGCAAGGCACATCTTATAGATTATATCCGAAAGAACTATGCTGTCTTTTCCACCACTGAAAGAAAGATAAACTTTTGGAGCGGTGTTGAAAACATTTTTAATCCTTTCCCTTGCTGCCGTCAGCACATCCATTGACAGTTCCGTCTTGATTATTCGTGCCAATCATATCAGCCCCTTTCCTTTCATCTGCAAAATAATATTCACCTTTTATGTCTTTTTCATCGCACACATCATCAAGTTCAACATTCGTGTACAAGTCTTTAATTACACAATAGGGATGACCGTCGTCTTTTATGCACAAGGCACAATCACCACATTTCTGTTCTGTCATTTTGATCCTCTTTAATTTTAAGTTTTGAATCCTCTTCTGTCTTATTCCTGTTATGCAGTCTATTATCCCTGCAATAAGGACAAGAACCGTGATTTCTGCAAGTCTTATCAAATCTTTTTGAGTTGCGATAAAGTTTTCTGTATTCCTTTCCGTGTATAATTGCTTTATCTAAGCTCATTCAATCGACTCCTTTAAATGCCTTTCCATTTTCAAAGCGTATTGTACAAAGTTCTTATCATGTTCTTTGCACCACTTCTGCAAGGCCGTGATGTCATACAGATAGTTCCATACATTACAACCACTGCACCCTTTATTCTTTACACGCTCACAAACTTCAAATTCTTTACACCTACTTACGAACATAGGCTTTTCACTATCGGGCAATCTTGAATGTATATCTGATTTCATAAGCATAGTGTTTATGTCAAGGTGTTTTAAAAATTCTATATATGATTTCATTTTTAACTCCTTTAATTTTTCAAACCATATTTCAAAGCAGGTCGCCTAAAATGAACACACTTTTTTAACCTGCAATGTCTTTTCTGCTCCTGCCGCCTGGTCAAATAAACTTTATGATAACGGCAATATCCGCAACAATCAGAATATAAAACCCACTTGTCATAAAGCGTCAAACATTTTATACACTCTTTATTCTGCTTTATGATTTTTCGCTTATTATATTTCAAACTGCTCTCCACAATGCGGACAGACAACAGTCCTTTTTATTTCAGCGTGATCCGCAATCGGAGCAGACATTGCAGCCGGAACACTTTCAGCAGGTATTTCTTCATCTGGAATACAAGGCGGAATTTCTACAGGCTGAAAATCTGTTGAAACAACATTGCCATAATCAGCGTTTACTTTTGTTGCCTGCTCTGTAGCACTGACAATGCTCATAAGAACATCCGGCTCAAAGCCCGGAACATCGCTGTCGCCAGCCTGCACAAGTTCTTTCAAGAACTCGTCTGTAACAATGTAGTCAGTCTGACCAAGTTCAAAAAGTTTATTGTCTGAAATAATCAGCTTCTTTTTCTCAAGTTCTGAAAGTCCAGCCTTTATGTAACAGTCGCCGTCTTTGAAACCTGCGGCAATCATCGCTTGATACATACCGTTCCCGACAAGGATATTGTATTCTTCATCAAGAACAAACGGTCTAGTCTGCCCGAACTGCTTCAGTGCTCGCACAAACTCCTTTACTTGAATGTCCGAGTGATTACGCACATTCTTTTCAAGCGGTTTTAATTTTGATAATTCTATTTTTACGATTTTCATTTAATCAGTCCTTTCGTTTGACATATTCAAAGTTTCTGCATACATATCAAGTATGTTTTTAAGTTCTTCTTTTGCAACTTGAAAATTATTAAACCAAGCACCAGACTTTGACACATGAACAGTATCTTTTTGATTTAAAAAAGCCTTTGGAATTAACAAGATAAAATAATCTTCAAGTTCTTTGCCATTATCCAAAAATACACAAATAAAATCGGGGTCAGTTGAAGAATGAAAAGACCAGTCGCCCTCTTTATGAAGTGAACTGTATTTTACATCGACCGTCATTCCTTTATAGTTGAAATCAAATACAGGATTGTTCTTTTTCCAGTATTTATTTGCGTCTATTGCTTCTGGCACAAGTTTTTGAAAAAGTGCTTCTGCCTTTCCTCCCATTTTTGCAGCGTTAGAACCGTAATTGATTTTATCCTGTATTTTCAGCACTCCACTGTTTAACAGTTTTATATGAGCCACAAGATGAGGAAGCCCCGAAAGTTGCACCGCTTTTTGGAAGTCGCCACATTCTTTGTATATTTCTACAATGTCTTTCATCTTTTCACCTAAAAATCAAAAAGTGATTGCGATTCATCAAAGATATTTTTCTTTGATTTCTTTTTCTTCAAGAAACAATCTATCAGTTTCTTTAATTCCAACAAATATTCCTTATAGTCCCAGCCTTCAAGATAACATATCTGAATATCAATTCTTATGTCAGCAAGAAGCCTAGTTTTTAATTGTTCACGTGCCAGAGTATTCAACGCTCTGGCACATTCTTTATTTTTTGGTATGTTATAAGATTTCTTTGACGGCATTTACAATATTCCTTACTTTTCGCCTAATTATATCCATAGGCTTAAAAAGTCCGTTTTCTGCAAGTGTTTTCCCTGTCATTTTCTTTGAATAATAATCAATATCTTTCAGAGAAATCCACTTTGGCTCTTTCGGCAATCTATTATAAATTGAAACCATTTCTTTAATCTGGTCAATTTCATTTCCTGCCCACAACTGCGTTTTTATCCCTGTGTCAATATAATACTTACAGTCTGACTTCAATCTGTCCAAAAGCATATAATAATTCATTTCCTACTCCTTGCCGCCTATTGCCCGGCGGCTGGATGTTTTATTTATTCCTGCTCCCAGTGATAAAGTTTATTATCCTTGCAAAAGTCCAAACATTCATTGTAAGAACCGCTAAAAAGGACTTCTCCAATAGTCCAGTTTGTAACTCTTACTATCATTTTGCCGTTATCCAACCATTTACAAACATTGTATGTCATCTGTTTTAGAGTTTTTTCAAATGCTTCTTCTCTTTCAGCTATTGTCATTTTACTTCCTTGCCGCCTTTATCCCGGCGGCTGGGATTTTATTTATTCTTCTTCAAGAAAACTATCTATCAGTTTCTTGAGTTCCAACAAATATTCCTTATAGTCCCAGCCTTCAAGCTAACATATCTGAATATCAATTCTTATGTCAGCAAGAAGCCTAGTTTTTAATTCTTCCCTTGCCAAAGTATTCAACGCTCTGGAACATTCTTTATTTTTTGATATGTTCCAAGATTTCTTCATAAGTTACACCCTTAAAATGTAAAAGAAAAGTTTTTTTCAAACCTATAAGACTTGCACCCATATTCACACGATTTTGAAAAAACTCACAAGCCTTTTCAAAAGTTACTTCTTTCCAATCACCAAAAAACGCTTTAATATAAATCTTCTTTTCCATTTTATTTTCCTTGTGCTATATCGCCCTAGCACTGGGCTGTTGTTCTATGTTTAATACTGTACTGTATTAATAAAGGATAGTCAATAGTGCAGGAACATTTTTTTTACATTTTTTGACATTTTTCTGATTTATATGTAATTATTCCGGCAATCAAAATTGAAACGCAGATTGCAACTCTTACAACTCCGATTTGACCCCAAAGTTCAATAATTCCCATTTGCTTGAATACACCCCAAGCAACGCAAAGAATGAGTGAAACAGTTGTTCCCCAGTCCTTGTTATTCCATTCGTGAAAACAAACGATTACAGAATCCAAGGTTGCGGAACAAACTGCTATCATCATTCCTAAAAGAATCAAGTTCATTGCTGGAGTAAAGACAAAGTTGCTACATAACGCAATCAGCAGAACATAAACAGAAAACACTCCTGCACCTATGAAGAACGCTTTGCCCTGTTCATCTGCTTTTGCACGCTGCCACATTTCCATATCACCAATCGGACTTGTCAAGAGAATTGTTGCGGACCAGACAGCCCAGCCAATTCCACCGTCAACATTTACAGGAATTGAATATCGCTCTCCAGAGCAGATACCCATAATTACAAGTAAACCACCAAGAAAATATGTGATAAGCATTTGAACATTATCTGTAAAAATACTTGCCACAAGACCTTTTTTGTACATACACATTACCAACACGACACCTATTCCGCAGGTGATCCAATAGGCTACATCTTCTTTAATCCCCACTTTCAACAGAATGTTGTTGATAACATTTGCGTTCAGTACAAATATCACGCATTGCAGAACAAGTGCTATTGCTTTTACCCACTTACTGTTGAATAACTTTGCAGATAGAACACCAGTTCTAAACAAAAGCCCAAAAATAATAAGCGTTGAAATATTGGCAACGCCCCAAATCAGAAACGGAATCAATCCTTTTTCCTGCATTGTACCCATTCCGACGATAAACCCAGTGCCCCACGCCCAAGACGCAGCCACACTTACACCGATTTTTTTTGAATCCAAATCATATCACTTCTTTCTTTTAATTTTTATATGAAAAATGCAATTTTTAACTTCTATTTCGTTTTGAAACAATATTTTTAAGTGTAAAAAATGCAATTTCTTCTTTAAAAGCAAGGTTTTCAAGCCAATTTCCAAAATCTGAAAACGAGCGAAAAACTCGAAAAAAAAATTTCAAAAACTAGCGAAAACTTGCGCTCCACGAAC